GGGGCTTCAGCTGGTAGTACAACTACTGGTCAGTCTTCAGCTACACTAGATATTGGAGATACAAGTGCTGATGCAGCTTCATGGAGATTATTAAGATCTGCTGAAGATCCTGAAAACGATGAAAATGCGGCTTTCAGATCTGTAGTAGTAGTTGCTAATCTAATTGAGCTACAATCGTAAAGCTAGAATAGGAGAACAATAATGGCAATATCACGATCACAACTAGTTAAAGAACTAGAGCCAGGTTTGAACGCACTGTTCGGCTTGGAATACAAAAGGTATGAAAATCAGCATGCTGAAATTTATACTGAAGAAGCATCTGACAGAGCTTTCGAAGAGGAAGTAATGTTAAGTGGCTTTGCAAACGCACAAGTAAAAGGTGAAGGATCTGGTGTATCATTTGATGAAGCACAAGAAACTTTCACTGCGAGATACACTCACGAGACTGTAGCTTTAGCATTCGCGATCACTGAAGAAGCGATCGAGGACAACTTGTATGACAGACTTGCGTCTAGATATACAAAAGCTTTAGCAAGATCTATGAGTAACGCTAAACAAGTAAAAGCGGTAGAACCTTTAATTCAAGGTCTTCCTTCAACGGATGGTTTTGATTCAGGTGACGGCGTTAGTTTGTTTAACACATCTCACCCAACAGTATCTGGAACTTTCCAGAACACGTTGACTACTCAAGCTGACTTAAACGAAACTTCGTTAGAGCAATCTTTGATCGACATCGGTCAAATGACTGACGAAAGAGGTTTAAGAATTGCTGCAAGAGGAGTAAAAATGATTATTCCTTCAGAGCTACAATTCACAGCTGAAAGACTTATGAAGTCTCAAGGTAGAACTGGAACAGCTGATAACGATATCAATGCTATCGTATCTATGGGTATGATTCCTCAAGGTTATAGAGTGAACAATTACCTAACTGATACAGATGCGTTTTATATCTTAACAGACATTCCAAATGGAATGAAAATGTTCAACAGAGCTCCATTGACAACTGCAATGGAAGGTGACTTCGATACTGGAAACGTAAGATACAAAGCTAGAGAAAGATACTCATTTGGTGTATCTGACCCTAGAGGTATCTTCGGCGTTGAAGGTGCGTAATCAATAAATTTTATGGGGCCGCCTTAAAACGGCCCCATTTACAACATAAATGGTGGGATTCATGAAAAACTTCACAGTAAAAATATGGGCATATGATCACTATGCAAAATTTAATGTTTTTGCAGAAGATACTGCTATTTCTCTTGAACAGTCAATCCTTGACAAACTGGGAGAAAAGAGTATAAATTGGGAATATCTTGGTATATCATATGATAACCGAGTAAACAGAATAACCTATGAGGAGGTTGTTGATGATACAAGACCTATACAAACAAAAAAGGTCCTTGGAGTTGAAGTGGGAACAGGAGCATCTGTCTAATGGTAGATACACTCTTGAAATGGTCAGAATCGATGACAAAGTTAAACAAGTCATTACTGACATTAAGCTTGAAGAAGCTAAAATTGCTCACAGGCAAAATACTATTGAAGGTGCCGCTCCACAAGTTTCTGTAGCTACTTAATCAAAAGCTACATCGCTGAAATGCATAAATACCGTAGGCTCTCTTGCACTCTACTAAAAAATAACATATAATATCTTTACTATACATTAAATTGAATATCGACGCGTATAGTCGACGGCCTAGAGACGATATTCAAATAACTAGGAGGATAACACTATGGCAAACACTACGTTTTCAGGACCAGTCATTTCTAAAAATGGCTTTACAAGTACAGGTCCTGGTATGACTGTTAGCTTAACAGCTGACACAACATTAACAGTTGCTGCACATGCGGGTAGAATTTTACTTTGCAATGATGCTGACGGTAAATTTACTTTACCTTCAATCAATGTAAATGCAAATGGCGCATCAGCAGGTGATAATGACTTTAATAATCTAAATAATATCGGTGCAACTTTCACATTTTTTGTTGAAACAGCTGCAACTGATATGGACATCTTAACTGATGGTACTGATAAATTTAAAGGTGCTATCATGATTGGTGTTGACGATGGTTCGAAAAAAGCTTTCGTACCAGGTGCATCTAACGATGTTATTACTATGAATGGTTCTACAAAAGGTGGAATCGTTGGTAGTGTAGTATCTTTCACAGCGATTGATACTGCTACATACATGGTTCATAATTCTTTATTAATTGGATCAGGTACAATAGTAACACCATTCGCAGACGCGTAATAAATTAACTCGGGGCGCCTGGTAATGCAGGCGTCCTTTAAAAGGAGGACAAAAACATGGCAGACACAGTATTAAATACAACTGTATTTGACGGAGCAAAAAAACTAATCACACACTACAACGTAGTTTCTGATAATTCAGGGAGCACAACTAAAATTGTTGATGTTTCTGAATTAACAAAAAGCCCAGCAGGAAAAAGTTGCCTAACTGTAAGATTAAATAAAGTTAGTTGTAACGTTTCAGTAACTGCACCAGCAGATGCATTACGTATGCAATGGGATGCAACGACTGATGTTGTATTTCAAAGTTTAAATGGTGAAATGGAATATGATTACTCTGATTTTGGTGGTTTAAAAAACACTAAAGCTAGTGGTTATACTGGAGATGTAAACATAGTTTTACCAGCTTGTACAGCAGGAGATACCGGAACAGTTGTTTGTGAGTGGATTAAAGTTTACGAATAGGATTTTAAATGGCTAATACTACTTCGGGAACTACAACGTTCGACAAAACTTTTTCTATTGAAGAGATAATAGAAGATGCTTTTGAACGTATTGGACTAAATTCTGTAGCGGGTTATCAATTAAAATCTGCTAGAAGATCTCTTAATATTCTATTTCAAGAATGGGGTAATAGAGGTATTCACTATTGGGAAATAGACGAAACTAATCTTGATTTAATTCAAGGTCAGTCAGACTATGATTTTTTTAGAGCTAGTAGTGATGGAACTTCTGCAACGACTACACCTACTAATGGAATCTATGGCATGTCCGATGTTCTTGAAGCACAATTAAGAAATAATAGAACTCAAACTACTCAATCAGACTCACCGATGACAAAAGTAGATAGATCTACTTATGCAGGTTTTTCTAATAAACTTTCACAAGGTACACCTAATCAATATTGGGTAGAAAGATTTATTGATAAAGTTAGAATACATGTTTACCCAACACCAGATTCTACAAATGCATCTAAAGACCTACATTTTTATTATATAAAAAGAATACAAGATGTGGGTGATTATACAAATGCAACAGATGTACCATTTAGATTTGTACCTTGTATGACAGCTGGACTTGCTTTTTATTTATCACAAAAATATGCACCACAACTAGCTCAACAAATGAAATTATATTATGAAGACGAATTACAAAGAGCACTTGCAGAAGATGGTTCAGCTTCAAGTACACATATAACACCAAAAGCTTATTACCCAGGAACATAATGTCAAAGTATGCAACAGGAAAACATGCAAAAGCAATATCAGACAGGTCTGGTATGGAGTTTCCATATAGAGAAATGGTTAGAGAATGGAATGGTTCATTTGTTCACTACACAGAGTTTGAACCAAAACAACCTCAATTAGAACCAAAACCAGCAGGTGGAGATGGTATTGCATTATTACAAGTAAGACCAGATAGAACAGAACCAATTACAACTGTAATGATAGCACAAGATGGTTTTGAAACATATGCTGCAGGATCAGGAATTATAAATGTATTTTCACCTGGACACGGTTTAACAAATGGAACAACATATTTATTTAGAGGACCCCCAACAATTTCACCAGGAACAGGCACAGCAAGTAATCCTGTTTTTGCTTACGCAACAATTCCTAATTTTGATGGGATAACAGGTGCACAAATAGGTCAAGGTTCAGGATATGCTGTTACAACAGGAAAATATATTCCCGATACAGGAGACGGAAATCCAGGAAGAGGTACATCTGATTATTTTGTTTCAAATTTCTTCTTCTTTACAGTTAATTCAGATACTGCTACAAGTGGTAATATAAAAGGAGGAGGTTATGGTTGTTCAATAGGACCCATAACAATAGAAGCATGATAAATAAAATTTGGAATTGGATAAAAAATATATTTAAACCTGAAAAACAGGACCCACATCTTACTTTGTATGAAGAAGTTAAAAAAAATTTTTGTGATGAACACAATAAATATAAACACCGTTGTCCTAAATGTAGAGAATTAGCAGGAGTAGCATAATGGCTGGATTAAGTGCATCAGGATTAAAAACACAAATTAGAAGTTATACCGAAACAGATTCTAATGTTTTATCAGACTCTGTTTTAGAAAATATAATATTAAATGCACAATATAGAATTTTTAGAGATGTACCAATTGATGCTGATAGAAAGCAACAATCAGGTAATTTGGTGACAGGACAAGAAACTATTAATGCTCCAGCAGGAGCTGTCTTTATAAGAGGTATCCAAGTCTATGATTCTACATCAGAAATTACAGGACCTAATGTTTGGTTAGAAAAAAAAGACATAACTTATTTACAAGAATATGTATCTTCAACAGCATCAACTAAAAGGGGCCAACCTAAATATTATGCTATGTTTGGTGGTGGAACTGGTGAGTCTGACACAACATCTGGAAGAATGATGTTTGCTCCTGTCCCTGATACAACATACAAATTTAGAGTTCACTACAATGCTGCACCGGCTTTATTAGAAAATAATGATACGAATTATATTAGTCTAAACTTTCCAAATGGACTATTATATTGTTGTCTATCAGAGGCATATGGATTTTTAAAAGGTCCAATTGATATGTTGACACTATACGAAAATAAGTATAAACAAGAGGTACAAAAGTTTGCTAATGAGCAAGTTGGTAGAAGACGAAGAGACGACTACACAGACGGCGCAGTTAGAATACCAGTAACCTCGGCAAACCCATAGGAGAAAAATTATGGCAATAACATCGGCAGTATGTACAAGTTTTAAAGTTGAACTTTTAAAAGGAGTTCACAATTTTACAGCTACAACAGGAAACACATTCAAAATAGCTTTATATACAAGTTCTGCAACTTTAGGAGCTTCTACAACAGCTTACAGCGCAACAAACGAAATTTCAAATACATCTGGAACTGCTTTTACAGCAGCTGGAGCAACTCTTACAAGTGTTACTCCTGTAGCATCAAGCACAACAGCAGTTTGTGATTTTGCAGATGTTAGTTATACAGAAAA